GTTATTAACCAGCCAGACCCACGCGTTCCCGGCTCTGCAATTTACGCATGGCTAGCAGAAGATTTACTATTTCACGGCGTTGGCTATGGACAAGTTATGGAGCAGTACGGTGACACCGGCAGAGTCCGCGCATGGACTCGCGTAGCACCAGATCGCGTAACAACTAAACTTAATAACAATCAAACAGAGATCGTTGGCTATCAAGTAGACGGCTCAGTAGTTCCAACTCAAGGAGTCGGTTCTCTTGTAGTGTTCTATGGCCTCGATGAAGGATTACTTAATCGCGCAGGCCGCACAATTCGCGCAGCTCATGCACTCGAGCAAGCAGCCGAGACTTTTGCTAAAGAGCCAGTACCACTACAAGTCCTTAAGTCTAACGGCACTAATCTTCCAGCAGAGCGAATCTCTAAACTTCTCGAATCATGGAGAACTGCTCGCCTTACAAAGTCAACTGCGTTTCTTAATGCAGATGTTGAATTGCAGGCGTTGGGCATCGATCCAGCCAAACTACAGCTGAATGAAGCTCGTCAATATGTCGCTCTGGAATTGGCTCGCGCCTGCAACCTTCCTGCATACTTCGTAAGCGCAGAGACCACCAGCATGACATACAGCAACTCAGTTTCAGAGCGCCGCTCACTTATTGACTTCTCAATGAAGCCAATCCTTGCAGCTATTGAACAGCGTTTATCTATGCCGGACTTTTGCCCTTCAACTGGTGAGATTCGATTTAGCCTAGATGAATTCCTGCGCTCAGATGCTCTACAGCGCGCTCAAGTATATGAAATTCTTAATCGCATCGGTGCCATGAGTGTCGAGCAGATTAGAGAAGAAGAAGATCTAATTGATAACAAGGAGACCCGATGAAGATAACAATGCCATACGCCATTACGGCGGCTGATACAGAGTCTCGCATTATTGCAGGCCGCATTGTGACATGGAACGCTGAAGGCAACACATCAGCAGGCCGCACTATGTTTAAGTCTGATTCCATCACAATGGCAAAGAACATCAAGCTAGTTCTACAGCACGATGTCACTCGCCCACTTGGAAAGATGGTCTCATTCTCAGAAGATGAAACAGGCATCACAGCAGAATTTAAGATCGCAAAAACAACAGCCGGTAACGATGCCCTCGAGGAAGCTGCAACTGGCCTTCGCTCAGATTTCAGCGTTGGGGTCGATGTCGAGGACTGGGATAACGAGGATGGCGTAATGGCTATCAGCGCATCCAACTTAATCGAGGTCAGCTTGGTCACAGACGGTGCAATCCCGGGCGCAGAAGTCGCGAAAGTAGCGGCAGTCGAAAATGAAGTTTCTGAGACATCTCAGGAAGAAACACAACCAACCACAGAAGGAGAACAAGTGTCAGACACTACCGTTCCAGAAGTTGCTCCTGCCGCAGAAACGGTAGAGGCTGCAAAGGTTGAAGTTAAGGCTGCAACAGCACCTTATATCTCAACAACTGTTCGTAACCCAATCGTTGATAAGGCTTCTTATCTCGAGCACTCAGTCCGCGCCTCACTAGGCAACGACGAATCAAAGATGTATGTTGCAGCAGCAGCAGACCTCACAGACAACGCTGGTCTCGTACCAACTCGTCAACTTACAGAAGTCATTAACGGCATCTCAAACGCAGACCGCCCATTCATTGACTCAATTACTCGCGGCGCACTACCTGATGCAGGTATGACTTTCGAGATTCCTAAGATCACAGTTGCTCCAACAGTTGCAGTCGCATCTGAAGGTGGAACACCATCTGAGACAGACCAGAACGCAGCTTTCGTTTCTGTGAGCGTTCAGAAGTTCATCGGCCAGCAGACATTTAGCCTCGAGCTACTTGATCGCAGCTCACCAGCGTTCTTTGCTGAACTCGTACGCCAGATGGAATACGCATACGCAAAGGCTACAGATAACGCAGTTGCAACAGCAATGGTCAACGGCGGAACAGACGGCGGAAACCGCGCAGCACTTACAACAGGTGCGCTCGTTGCAGACTTCGTTTCAGATGCAGCAGTTTCTATCTACAAGGGAACTCTTGGGTTCGCTCAGAACATCGTAGTTTCTCCAGAACAATGGGGCGCTCTCATGGGCTTGGTCGATGGTTCTAATCGCCCAATCTTCCAGCAAACAATTAACCCACAGAACGCAGGCGGAACACTTACTGCAACAGCAGTTCGCGGAAACCTTCTAGGGCTTAACCTTCGCGTATCACGCGCACTAACAGATGGTTCAGGCGTTGGAGATAACACTCTTATTGTTATTAACCCAGATGCTTACACATGGTACGAATCACCACGCCTATCACTCCAGACAAACCTCATCTCAACAGGTCAGGTTCAAGTTGGATACTACGGCTACGGCGCAACAGCAACAAAGCTTGGCGCAGGCGCTTACCGTTTCATGGTTGCGTAGTCAAAAACTAATCATGGGGGGGCTGCTGCTCCCGGTGGCTCCCCCAGTCGTTTAACAGAGAGGATACAGAGATGGCATCGATAGTCACCGTAGCAGAGCTAAGGTCAATCCTTGGCGTCTCTGTATCCCTTTATAGTGACGCATATCTAACCGATGTGATAGATACAGCTGAGGCCGTAATTTTGCCTATGCTCGTCACTTACGCATCACCAATATCCCGTGTTGAACTCCAGGATAATATTGCTTACTACACAGTCCTAGGCGAGAACAATTTTTCAGAGGGTCAGAGCGTAGTCATTACAGGCTGCGGAACCCCATTCAACGGAACCTTTACGATCTTAGAATCAAGCAATTACGACATCGATACTTATGTTATGAACTCTAATTCTCGAGTATTCGTAGATGGCGTTTATCGTGACTTTAACGGATTCTTTACAGTATCAATTACTAACGCAGACATCGATGGCCGTAATGTGATTCCTTCAGGCAAGGCTACCCTTTCAGGCGCAGCTACTTATGTCGGAGTCAGCGCAGTCGAGTCAGCAGTCCTAGCAGTATCAGTTGAAGTATTCCAATCTCGTATCGCTCCTGGTGGACAGATCGAGGGAATCGACTTTACTAATGTCAGCCCTTACCGCCTAGGGCGCAGTCTCTTTAACCGCGTATCAGGACTCTTAGGGGCATACATCGACACCGATTCAATGGTGCAGTAATGTCTACAATTCTCGACACAGTACGCCAGCCGTTAGCCAACGCCTTTGCTAATGTCGCAGGTAATGTCTACGCCTATGTGCCAGAAGCGCCTATGGTGCCTTTCGTGGTTACAGTCCCAGACTCTCCTTACCTCGAGTTAGAGACTATTAACAAGTCAACGCTTCACATTAAAGTCAATCTTGTAATCTCAGTAGCCGTTGCATATAACAGCAACCCGGCTTCGCTCGATAACCTCGAGCAGCTTGTCATAAGTGTTCTGAAGGTGATCCCAGTAGGGTACACAGTCGGAGCGGTTGAAAAACCAACAGTAACTCAGGTCGGGCCTTCCAATGTATTGGTGGCAGATATCAGAGTTTCTACCTACTACACACAAACTAACTAAGGATAAATAATGGCAACCACAGTAATCACAGGTCGCGATATTTCTCTATCTTTCACAGGTGGAACAGATATCGAGGCTCAGGCAACTTCAGCAGTCCTAACTAAGACCAACCTTCGAGAGACATTTCAGACACTTGATGGTGAGGCCTACAAAACCACTAATATCGAGGGTACATTTGCACTTTCAATGCTCGCAGACTGGGGTAAGGCAAACTCAGTATGCGAAGCTCTATGGACAGCAGCAGAGACAGCGCCAGACACAGACATTAGCGTTACACTCACAGCAGCTACAGGCGCACAGTTCGTGTTCCCAATTATGCCTGAATTTCCAACAGCAGGCGGAGCCGGAACTGATGCTCAGACTGTAGACTTTACATTCAAGGTATCAAAGGGGACAGTCGTAGAGACTTTCTCCTAAACAGTAGAAACGGGAGCAAATAAATGCAACAGCAAATAACAATTAAATATATAGACGGAACTGAAACCAGTTACATGGTTCGCCCGCCAGATTACGCCCGCTGGGAAATGGCAACTAAGAAGGTCATTTCTCAGTTTGGCGGAATGTGGGACATTCTTTATGTAGCGCACAGCGCCATGAAGCGTGAAGCAGGCGGTAAGCCGACTAAGACACTCGATGTATGGATGGAATCTGTAGACGATGTTGAAGTAGGTGAAGGAAACCCAAAAGTCATTCAAGAGGAAGCGTAAGCCGACTCTTAGTTGAACTGGCAATAGCCACACAGATTCCAATGGATCATTGGCAAACTGCCGAGGATATTCTCACAGCTATAGAAGTATTGGAGCAGCGTAATGGCAAGTGAACTAGTAGCACTTGACCAGACGGAGTTGCGCCAGGTATTCAAGGCTCTAAAGAATATGGGTGAGGAAGCCAACGATGAGGCCAAGCGCCAATCAGGCGCTCTGGCTGAATTCGCTCGAGATGAAGTTATCCAGAAGGCTAACTCAATCCAAAGCAGCAAGGTCGCAGGTCGAATTGCTCAGGGTTCCCGGGTTAAGAAGTCCAGCCGCATTGGCGAGATTACTTACGGATTCGCTTCTCAGAAATTCTCAGGTGGCGCAACCACTAAAGATATTTGGGGCGGTTCAGAATTCGGTTCCAACAAGTTTAGGCAGTTCCCCGTATGGTCAGGCCGTGAAGGTCGAGGCTCTAAGGGTTGGTTTATTTATCCAACGCTTCGCAAGATTCAACCGCAAATCGTGGCTAGATGGACTGAAGCATTCGACAAGATTCTTAAGGAGTGGACATAATGGCTACAGGTACAAGAGCATTAACGCTCAAGCTGCTTGCCGATGTCGATAACTTTACTAAGAACCTCGACAAGGCAGATAAAGATGTTGCTACCTTCGGAGATAAGGTTGCCAAGTTTGGCAAGATAGCCGGAGCAGCTTTCGCAGCTGCGGGTGCAGCAGCAGTAGCGTATGCAGGCAAATTAGCCATTGACGGCGTTAAGTCAGCCATCGAGGATGAAGCGGCGCAAGCCAAGTTAGCCAATACTCTTCGCAATGTTACAAAGGCAACCGACGATCAGGTAGCAGCTACAGAGGATTACATCCTTAAGACTTCCCTTGCTACAGGCGTTGCAGATGATGAACTTCGCCCATCGTTAGATCGTTTGACTCGAGCCACTAAAGATTTAGACAAGGCGCAGCAATTACAGACCCTTGCATTAGATATTGCGGCTGGTAGTGGCAAGTCTCTCCAAGCGGTCACAGAAAGCCTCTCAAAGGCTCAGGAAGGCAACTTGGCAGGCCTTAGCCGCTTAGGCGTAGGACTTGATAAGGCTGAATTAAAGACTCTTACATTTGACCAGATAACAGCAAAATTAGCCGGTACTTTCGAGAACCAAGCTTCTAAGCAAGCAGACACATTTCAAGGAAAGTTAGCACGCCTTACAGTAGCCTTTGATGAAGGTAAGGAGACAGTTGGCGCTTACATTCTCGATGCCATTACTCCTATGGTCGAGGCTTTAGTTAAGAATGTTATTCCTGCTATTCAGGACTTTACTTCTAATTTAGGCGATAAACTTGCTCCAGTTATGAAGGTTATCCAACCAATTATTAACGGCCTACGATCAGCCTTTAACTCAGTCCGAGATTCTCTTGCTTCTAACAATGACGAGCTTCGCCCATTCTTTAACCTTCTCAAAAGTATTACAGATTTCGTGGTTACTTATATGGCTCCTGCCATTGGGGAAACTCTTGGATTAGCCTTTAAGGCTCTTGGCAAAATCATCTCAACTATTATCGACCAATTCGCTAACTTCGTAGATCAGATTACTAAAATTTATAACACTATCAAAGGCATCATCGATGCTATTAAGGGAGCAGGTTCGGCTGTAGGAAACTTCTTCTCTGGGGCTTCTTATAGCGGCGCAACCACTCCAGCGGCTCCTATGGCTCCTAGCGCACCTTTACAGACTCCTTCGCTTCCACGCTATATTGCAGCAAGTACAGGGACTACCAATATCACCGTTAACGGCGCAATCGATAGTGAGTCAACCGCTCGCCAGATCGTAGGACTTCTCAACGATTCCTCAGCTCGAGGAACCCTCGGTGGCTCTGGACTCGTATTCGTATGACCGCCTATACACCTTCGTATAAAATCCTTGTTGATGGCATTGAAGTCACAGATGTAACTATTGCCAACCTTACGGTTACTTCCGGCAGAACCGATATCAATGTCCAGCCATTAGCAGGCTATTGCCAGTTGCAGTTATTGAACTTAGATAACTCAAGCTATAACTTCACAGTAGGAACTGGCCTTGCAGTAGAGGTAACTAATTCATCCGGAACTTATATCCCTATCTTTGGCGGTTACATTTCAGACTTTACTATCGCCGTTAACCGAGCCGGTGATCTTGGATATACCACCGTAGCGACCATTACAGCTTTGGGCGCATTGTCTAAATTGCCTAAGATTATTGATAACGGAATCTTGTCCCAAGACTTCGATGGAGACCAGATTTACACACTTCTATCAGGCTATCTATTAGGCCAATGGAACGAGGTTCCAGCAGCTCAGACTTGGGCTACTTATGACCCTACTGAGACTTGGGCTAATGCCGTGAATATCGGATTAGGCGAAATTGACCAGCCGGGCGATTATGAACTTATCGCACGATCATCTAGCCCTACAGACCTTTACACACTTTGCGCGGATATCGCTAACTCAGCCTTTGGCGTTATCTATGAGGATTCCAACGGCAACATCGGCTACGCAGACCAGACACATCGACAGGATTACCTAGCGGCTAACGGCTACACCACTCTCGATGCCAACCATGCCAACGGATTAGGACTAGCTGCAACCACTCGCGCTGGAGACCTTAGAAATTACTTCAACATAATTTACGGTAACAATGGCAACCAGTCATACACAGCTCAGGACACCGTTAGCCAATCCCTTTATGGTACTTATGCAGAATCTTATACTTCTCGCATTAAAAGCACCTCAGATGCTGAAGCCTTGGCAGATCGTTACATCGAGCTGAGAGCCAATCCATATCCTAAATTCCAGAGCATTACTTTCGTACTCGGCAATCCAGAAATTGACGATGCCGATAGAGATGCCCTCATTAACATATTCCTAGGCCAGCCAGTCTGGATTCAGAATCTACCGCCTAACATTACCGGCGGGGAATTTCAAGGCTACATCGAGGGCTGGACATTTAGAGCAAGCCTCAACAACCTAAGCGTGACTTTCAACGCTTCTCCAATAAACTTCTCCCAAGTTGCGGTAAAATGGGAGCAGGTAAATGCAGCAGAGACTTGGAACACACTCAACACAAGCCTAACCTGGCTTAATGCGATCGGAGTAGTAGCGTAATGGCAACAACAACAACTAACTTTGGGTGGGATATCCCTCAGTCGACAGACCTAGTAAAGGATGGCGCTACCGCTATTGCTGCACTTGGCCAAGATATCGACACAGCCCTAGTAGACCTTAAAGGCGGCACCACCGGCCAAGTATTAGCCAAGGCATCTAACACAGACCTTGATTACTCATGGGTCGCTCAAGATGACTCAAACGCTATTCAGAACGCTATTGTCGATGCCAAGGGTGATCTTATTTCTGCAACCGCAGCTGACACTCCAGCACGCCTAGCAGTTGGCACAAATAATCAAGTTCTTACTGCTGACTCAACTACTGCTACAGGCCTTAAGTGGGCAACCCCAGCAACATCAACATCAGGATTTACATTTATTTCTCGATCAACATTCTCGAATGTGGCTACAGTAGACCTTGACAGCATTTTTACTAGTACTTACAATGTTTACCAAATTGTCCTAGAGACCGTTTACGGCACAAATGTGTCAGACGATTTAGCAATTCAGTTGCGTTACGCCGGACCAACTACAGAAACAGCCGGTTATTATGGAAAAACCGCTTCGCTAGATACTACATATGGAGTAACAAATAATGCCAATGCTTCGTCTGTTACAGCATTAGTAGACATCCGCAATTCAGCAGCCCAAGCCTCAAGCGGTTCATTTTTTATTAGCAATGTTGGAAATGCAAGCGAGAATCCTATTGGTTATTTAGTTGGATTCTCAGGCGGTGCTTTATCTGCAAATACAGCAGGCTTCTATCAAGTTACAGCCCGTACTTATACCGGACTTAGATTCGTAGGTGTAGGCGGAAATATCACAGGAAACATCTCAGTCTACGGAATGGCGAAGGCATAATGACAAACGATAATATCTACATATTCAATGCTGAAACAGGCGAAGAAATTACTAGAGCCATGACAGATGAAGAGCAAGCCGAACGCGATGCCGAGGTAGCAGCAAACGCCGCTGCAAAGGCAGAAAGAAAAGCCGAAGCGGCAGACAAGCTTGCAGCTAAGGAAACAGTCTTGCACAAGCTAGGACTCACCGCAGAAGAAGCTGCTGCTCTATTGGCATGACCCCAAAGTTATGCAAAGCCGGTCAGCAGTTAAGGCTTCAGATTGATAATTCTTACAGTTCAAGGGATAAGTCCAGCGACGGGTGGCTTGGCGATTACCGTCATTCAACGCGTGCTTCTGACCACAATCCTAATGAACAAGGTATCGTCAGAGCCATTGATATTGACCGGGATTTATCTGGTAAGGCAAAGCCAGACCTCATGCCTGACCTTGCAGATCAGATTCGACTCTGCGCAAAGTCTGACAAGAGAATTAGTTACATCATCTTCAACGGCAAAATTGCTTCCTCTCGCATGGGCTGGCGCTGGCGTAAGTATTCTGGAATCAATCCGCATATTAAGCATTGCCATATCTCTTTCACTAAGAAGGGCGATGCAGATGGCTCGTTCTTTAACATCCCAATGATAGGTGGCACAGTATGAATATGAAGAACCCAGCAATTCTCACAGCAGGAGCGTTTTTAGCTGCATGGGGAGCATCTAACTTTGCACTCGATTATCGTTCAGTTCTTTGGGCTGTACTAGCAGGCGTATTCGGGTACGCAACTCCGAAGAAATAATGAGCGCGGTAGATTACTCGGCTGTTGCCGTTGGAATTGTTACTGTTCTCGGCGGCACAGCTGCGTTTCTACAGTTTCTAGTTAAGCATTACTTAAATGAACTTAAGCCCAATGGTGGCTTAAGTATTAAGGATCAGGTTAATCGGCTGGAAGCGCGTGTCGATACAATCATCGAGCTGTTAGGTAAGTAACACTTTATCTATGGCAAGGAAGCGACCAGTCATAGACTTAGATACTTATAGCAAGCTTGATGCTTATGCCATCGCGCTAAATGAGTATTACAAGTCATTACGCAGAGCAGGATTTACAGAGACTCATGCCTTCTGGCTGCTCTCAGATCGTGAAACCTTTCCGGACTGGATAATTCCCGACCTACCCAACCGGATAGACAATATCCCATACGAGGATGATGACGAGGACTAAATGAAGCGAATCGTTATTCTGAGCGATTTACAGGTTCCCTTCGAGGATGTCCATGTAACTCAGAACATAGCTAGATTCCTACAGAAGTTTAAGCCAGACCAGACAGTAACTATCGGAGATGAAATTGACTTCCAAAGCATCTCTAAATGGAGTGAGGGAACCCCTCAAGCCTATGAGCAGAGCCTTGGCGATGATCGTGACAGATGCGTCAACCTTCTCTGGGAATTGGGTGTTACTGACTGCATCCGAAGCAACCACACAGATAGACTTTATAACATCATCATGAAGAAGATTCCCAGCTTCTTATCCTTACCAGAGCTGAGATTCGAGAAGTTTATGAAGTTCGATGAACTAGGAATTACCTTCCATAAGAACCCTATGAACATCGCTCCCGGCTGGATAGCAGTCCATGGAGACCATACGCCTATCAAGCAGTTAGGTGGCTTATCAGCCCTAGAAGCAGCCCGTAGACACGGTAAGAATGTCATCTCAGGACATACTCACAGAGCAGGCCGTAGCGCCTTCTCAGAGGCTTCTGGTGGCCGTTTAGGGCGTGTTCTGCATGGAGTCGAGGTTGGTAATCTAATGGATTTTAGGCAGGCTTCATATACTAAAGGTACCGCTAACTGGCAGCAGGCTTTTGCCATTATGTATGTCCAAGCTTCTAGCGTTCAAGTCGATCTAATCAACATAGAGAAAAATGGCACCTTTATAGTTCAGGGGAAGGTCTATGGCAGGCCGCGAAAGTGACTTGGCTTACAGCCTAGACGATGCTATTGACGAGGTGGAATTGTTACCGTTTCGTTATCTAAATCTAATCGACCAAGAGCTGCCACTAGGGTAACTTTCTCTTAGTGCCGAAATACGGCGCGAAGGGAGCAAGATGATTACTAACCACGATCACATAGTTATTCTTTCAATGCTTATCGGTTCACTTCCAGGATTTCTTATTGGATATGCCAAAGGCCATGAACACGGCAAGATTCAGGGCAAGATAAATGCCCGCCGTTTAATTAAGGCTCAGACTCAGCACCAGGTTAATCGATGAACGCCCGTGATTACCTCAACGAGGCCAGAGCTACTATCCAAGACCGTGGAGCTGATTACGGTCACCCAAGTGACAATATGCAGCGCACCGCATCCTTATGGAGCGCATACCTCGAAATGCCAGTCAACGATTACCAAGTCGCGATGTGTATGGCATTGGTCAAAATCGCAAGATCGATGGAAACGGCAAAGACTGATACCTATGTAGACCTGGTCGCATATACCAGCCTGGCTGCGCAGCTTCACACAGAGGAGAATGAACTTTATGTTTAATCTAGAAGATTACGAGACAGTCGAAGAGCGACTTGTTAAATACTGGAAGGATCACCCAGATGGTCAGATTCATACGAAGTTGCTGGATTCAACTGCTACTCGGTTTATCGTTGAAGCTAGTATCTATAGAACTGAAGCAGACTCTAGGCCTTGGACAACTGGCCTTGCTGAGGAAACAGTCCAAGGTCGCGGAGTTAATGCTACTTCTGCCCTTGAAAATTGCGAGACGAGTGCGATTGGCCGCGCACTCGCAAATGCAGGCTACGCTACTAAAGGAAAGAGAGCGTCTCGCGAGGAAATGTCTAAAGTTGCTGCAAGCCAAGAAGTAAAGGCTAAAGTTGCAGAGGTAAAGGCTAAGATGGCTGAAACATCTAAGGAATATGTGCCAGTACAGCAGAAAGAGGATCCATGGACAATGCAAGTTATGGCACCAGTTCAGACATTGGAGACAGCCGTAGAGATGGTGAAGGATGTCCTTGGTGGCACTCCAGTCGACGAGAGCTGTATCCATGGTGCTCGTGTATGGAAGACCGGAACTTCTAAAGCAGGTAAGCCTTGGGGTCATTGGAAGTGCATGGCTCAGATTCTAGGAGATGCAGAACGCTGCGAGCCTATCTGGTACGAGATCGATAAAGAGACCGGACAATGGAAACCACAGGTGAAACGCTGATGGGTAAGTTATTCTTTAAGAATCAAGATGAGGAATGGGAGCAATTCCCAACCGATGAGCAGCTTTATATGGCTCAACAGTCTGCACATGATCTACAAGCTCTTGGCTTTGCGATTATCTGCCAACTATGTAATGAACCCCCAACAGTCTCTCAAATTAAGCTGAGAGCCTTACAGAACGCGTGGAAGTGTGACAAGTGCGGCACTATGAATTCAGCAGGCAAGGCATGAGACACACATATAACTTTCAATCATCATGGGGATATACCAACTGCTCGATTTGCGATGCAGATCGACTATGCAATGAGTACCTTCGAGATGATGGATTAGTGGTCTGGTTATGTAGTGCTTGTGAGAACACGCTTCACTTATGACAAGAC